ATCACGCCGATCCAGTAGAAGGCGCTCACTCGTCGCGCATGCCACAGAGCAGCGACATGCGATCAGTCGCTAGCTCTACGGCTCCCTCAACGGTGTCAGCCTGGAACGTCAACTCTGAGCCGTCGCCGTCTGTCAGCACGACCACCCACGTGACTGGGTTTACTTGATCGAATGGATGATCAACTCGGACGAGGCCGTCGTAGTGATAGCCGAGTTGAACGGCTCGCGTTTCTAGATCTGTCAGTGCGCTCAAGATTCCTCCTGAGTGTTCGCCCTGCTGGTGATGAACGCCCTCGATACGGCGATGACTTCACCCATAGTCATTCCCAGAAACGAGATCTTTCCGCCATCTGGTTGAATCAATTTCATGCGCCAAATTTGTACATCTTCTCCAGTCATACCCATAGTCTGCTCTGGCAAAAGGTTGTACAGCGTGTAACCGTGCTGATCTGCCAGCGTGTCAAAGTCCTCAAGTGCGCTCATCAAGCCTCCTCGGTTGACTGCCAGTGACCGTTATCCACCATGTACCCCTTCAGGATGGCGTAGGACTGGTCAGCCGTCAAGTCTGTTGTGTCAATCTGCAAGTCTGCCAAGGTCTGCATGTAGGCGGTCTCGGTGATGTCCGAGACTCCCTGAAGCGTTCCTCGGCGAGCCGTCCGAGCCTCTGCCGAGGCGTGAACCCTGACGATGACCACGCCCTTCACGTGCTCACGCATGAACGTCGCCTCGACCGGTAGCCGCAGGTCATCCACGACCACAGGCCGCGACTGGTGCATGGACTTGATCCTCTGGTAGCGATTGAGCCAAGCATTGACCCAGAACAGCGAGTCCACGTCGCGTAGTTGCGCGCCGATCTCCTGGAGGATCTCCCTCCCTGACACCTTCACGTCCAGCCCTAGTTTGCGCTGAGGGTAGAACTTGCTCTTGTCAAACTCTTCAAGGTGCGTGCCATACGCAGCCTCAGCCACCTCCTTGATCGAGTCAGCGATCGGTATGGTCAGGTACGGATTGGTGCGGCGCTCTGTGAGCATCTCTGCGAGTGTGCTCTTGCCGCTTCCTTGTGGTCCTACGAAGGCGATGTTCATGATCCCATCCTCCTCAAGTATTCAATCCACAGCGGCCATTTGGCGCGCTGCTTCTCGATTGCTCCGATGCCAAGGTTGCAGCTCCGGCACAGAAGACCTCGGACACACTCGCCGCACGAGACGATACCGCTAGGCGTGCGCCGATCGCAGCACGAGTGATCGTGGTCAATGCTCACGGCATAGGGAGACACGAAGTCCAGCGGCTCGTGGCACGCGCCGCAGAGGTCTTCCTGTTGCCGCCTGAGTTCCAGATACCGTGCCTCAGTGAGCCTGTGGTTCCTGAGCGCCATCCTGAGCCGCGTAGATTGCACTCGCTCGGCACTTCGTCGTAGCCTGTAGGCACGGTTTGCCAACGCACGCTCTGACGGATTAGCGTCTGGTCTTCGTCCGTGTTTCCTCATTTCCTTCTCCCTCCAAGAAGGTCTGCGAGTGAAGTCGGTTGAGAAGTCCCAGTCCTTTTTCTAAGAGGGGTAGGGGAGATTCTGCTCTGCTCTGCTCTGCTCTGCTCTGGTACCGTTATCCCACCCCTATTTTGATCTCGCCACTTTTGCTGCCGCGAGGTCGACGTTGGGTCGACTTGCCAGCGAGAGTAGTTTGACACCGCGACGAGACCGTCGCCACTTTCCGTCAGGAGACCTATTTCCACCAACTTATCCACAGCCCTTCCAAGGCGTGGACCGATGACGGCCTTGACGTGCGTTCGGTTCTTGAAGATGCCACCGGAGCGGAGCGTCTTGACCTCCGCGATGATCGTGATGAAGGCGCGGAACTGCATGTCAGTCAGCCGTGCGATCTTCTCGTCCTTGTGGCTGTTGACGTCCCACTTGACCCATAGACTCATCTCGTCCTCCTTGCTGGTGGGAGGTCGGAGCATTTAGCCACCGACCTCCCTGGTTGATTTAGAACGGCAACTCTTCCAGCGACTGCTCCAGCGCAGGATTGCCATCGTGCAGCCCCTTCGCCTTAGCCGCCAGCATTGCCTCACCCTCGTCGCGTGTCTGAGAGTTCACCCAGTCAGCGCTTGGCTTTCGCTTGCAGAACTGGCCGTCGGTACGTCCGGTGCAGCTCCAGAAGGCTTCATAGGCTTTGCCTGCCTTTGAGATGCCTGCAGGCTTCAACTGCCAGCCGATCTGGTGGTCAGGACACTCACCCTGGACGAAGACCATTGCAGCCTTCGCCATGAGGATGGCGTCTGTCTCCCTCACAGAATCAACGGAGACTGCCCTAGGAGCGACGGAGAGCGGCGTTTGTACCCTAGGTGGTACTTGGACACTCCCTGCGACCTTCTCGGCGCTGTAGAGGCTCCTGCCCACCCCTAGCTGCGCGGCGCAGCGTCGGAGTGCGTCAGATGCCGCTGACTTCAGCGGCTCGTCATCCTGCGTGCTGTTGGGATAGCCGAAGTCCTGACGGATCGTGGTCTTCCCCTCGATTACGACGATCAGGGTGCCGTGCACCACCGAGCGCGTTGAGTCAGCCACCTTGACCTCAAACTGCCAGCCCTCCAGACCGAGCACGTCATCCAGTCGCTGTGCGACGGCTCGTGCGTCTGCATAGGTGAAGGTCATCCCTGCCCTGCCTGGACGATTCTTCAGTTCCTCCGGCTTGAACGGTGCGGCCAGTGCCGCTGCGATGTTCTTACTCATTACGCTCCCCTTTCGCACTTGCTGCAAGTCCACCACTTCGTAGCGACCTGCACAACTTCACCAGGTTCATCCTTGGATGCTCCTGGCATAAATGCTGAGCCAACGCCGTTGCGCTTTTCACAAAGCACGCAACGCTTCAGCTTCAACTTGTCGATCAACTTTCGTGAGTCCGGCTGCTTCGGCCATCTCATGCTCATTCCTCTGTCCCTCCTAGTGCCTGTAGTGGCAGCAAATGCAACGCTGCCAAGTTGTGCGAGTTCGCTCGCGCTACGTGACCACTCTCAAACACGTCTCCGATCTTCACCTCCTCTGCCTTCTCTTGGTATGCGATTGCATCCTTGACTCCGAGCACCCACGCACGCTGGAAGCGTGTCGCACTTGGTGGACCATCACGATCCTCTCCCTGTGCGAGCTGCAGATGCACGAAGGCGTAGAAGTCCACCGTCTGGTGGTCGCTGATGTAGTCAAACACGCTGACCGGATCGCTGGGTTGCGGAGTCTTGCTCCACGCCTTTGTCTTGACGTCAAGCTTCAGACCGCAGACCTCGTAGTCGTTGGTCGTGAGGTCAACGAAGCGGAACGGCAGGTGCGCGTCTTTGAGCGCCTGCTCAAACACAGCCTGACCTAGCACGCCTGTCCAGCTCGTGTTGCCCTTTGCCTTATCCTTCCTGAACCTGAGCGTGTCGCTCGACTTCGCGGTGCGGTACATCTCTTCTGCGCGGATCAGGACGGCAGGTGTGAGTTGGATCTCAATCACTCGCTGTCCTTTCCGAACACGCGGAACACACGTGCACCTGGCTTCTCTGAGGTGAACTTCTTGACGCTCGTCGCGTAGGTCTCTGGCGCGACACCTCGGAGCACGTCAGCGATGGACTCCCAGTCCACCTTCATGCTGCTCTTGTTGGTCTTCCAGGTGGCGATCCAGCCGCGACCCTTGACGCCTTCGCCGTCAGCGATCGCCTCCTTGATGGCGATTGCCATTTCCTTGAGTGCCGTGTCAGCGGCCTCGGCTTCAGCCTTCGCCTCAATGTAGAGCCGTGCGATGTGATCGAGCTGCTCATCGGCTGTGGCGTAGGTGTTGCTCACCTGCGGCTTCACCTCTGAGAGCGTGTCGCTGTCGTTTCCGGTCAACGGCGGCGGCGTCTTGGTCCTGACCAGTTCCCTGAAGTCCTGCGCCTTGTGGAACAGAATCGTCTGGTAGACAGGATCTGCCTCCACGCGCTCAATGCGGAAGACCAGACCAGAGAGCAGCACGGCGACGTCGCAGTACGACGCGCCTGTGATGAACATCTGCCACTGCACCTGGTCAACATACTCAGGTGGCACTGGGAATAACTGCCAGCGGCTGCTCGTTGACGTCTTGATCTCTACGAGACCTTCGGTGTCGCCAACGATTGTCCGGTCG